GTAAATACTTTCATCACTTTTTTATTAAGGTTATGATATCACTTAAATTCTACATTCGAGTTGTGTATTCACTGCAAATATACGATTTTAATTTACAGAAACTCAATAAAGTTTTTCTGCTATAAAAAAATCAAAGGGTAAACACTAATTTTGATAGAATTAACTTTTAATATCCTCTCACTTGATATTAAGCTCGCCCACAGCTGTTTTATGGTTATTGCTTTCATTTTGTTCGGTTTTGAATTTCTTGTTTATTTCCTTTTCTGCCGCTTTGGCTCCTTTCTTGAATCCCTCCACAAAGCTGTCAAAGCAAATCCTATGGATCTCTAAAGTACATCTTCGCATAAGTGGACAAATCGAACATTTTTGGCTAAGTCCGGCTGACTTCTTGGCTATTTTCGTTACGTTTTTCATTGGATTTTTAAATTAATTATTACGATTTCTTTCCGCTGCGACTTCACTCATACACATCTTGCACCAGGAGGTGAGACATCGGTATTCCTTATCCCCACATCTGACAGTCCTGTTATAGAACCGGTGGAGCGGAAGGGAACGTCCGCAATGCGGACAAACCTTTCTTCCGGCTTCCGTACCGGCAACCGTCTTGGCTTTACGGTATACAAGCGTACATCCCCTGCATTCATCCAGCCTGCCTTTGTATTTCCGGCATTTGTGCAGGGAGATGCGCCCGCATGGAGCAAATTTCTCGCAGTCGAATCTGGGTTCTGTGTGATAGATGTTCATGCAGTAAGTTCTTTGATCAGATTCATGTTCTTCTCCACCAGCCGGATAATGCAGTCATGATACTCCGATGTTCCGTTGCATACGGCTCTTGACTGTACTATCTGAAACGATTTAAGATTCACTTCAACAGTTTCAATGCGTTTACTACCTATTCGGGCAGAAAGGATAAGAGAATCCTTCTTCTTGAAATATTCATTTGAGAAGACACAATGGTGCATAATTTCTCCTTCTTTCTTAAATTCCTCAAGGCTTTTCAACGGTATCACCACTATTTTACCATCCGACAGTTTCAAATCAAAGAATTTAGATTTCTCTTTAATGTAGTCTTCGGCATATTTCTTAAGCTCAAGTAAACGCTGCATATCACGTGCCTTGCGTGCCTTTTCATCATCACGCTTTTTCTTTGCCACATATAAGTCATGGGCTCTTTTCAAATTCGCAGGACAAACATAATAAGCATTATGCAAGTCTTTATGATAGCGTGTAAGCAAATTCAGATAATCAAACCACATCGGAACGTCCTTTATTTTATACTTATTCCGAAGACAGATTTTTATAGATGGCCAATAGTCATTAATTTTATAACGTTCCCTATGCCAATAACCCAACAAATCATATCGCCTTGCCTTAAGAAGCGTTTCGAGTTTAGGATTAACAGGAATGGCATTAATTGCATCAAGAAATGACAGTCCATGAAGTCTGTAATCTATTCCCATCCTTGTGTATTGCGGTTTGAATACAGAATCCGGATGGTATTTATCACAGCAAACATCATTATCTTCGATATAATAATACGATCCCACAGTCTTGTTGCGAATTACAAGATTTCCACACCACCCACTACAGCCTGTATTTTTCGCAAGGGCCATCACTTCCCGTTTTCCATCGTCTTTAATCCAATGTTGAAGCACTTCCCGAATAAAATAATGAGGTTTCCCACCTTCACGATAATAAGCATATAGCTCAAAGCATCGGAGAACCTGGAACTCTTCACATATATCCGCCTTTCCTATACTTATAAACTGCTTATTAGTACGTTTCCTCGACCATTCTATTTTTAAGGATGCACCGCAATGAGGACAAACGGCACGCTTGCGATTTACAAGTTCTGTAGAAAAACGTTCTCCACATTCCATACATACGACACGGGACTTGGTAGCATATCCTATATGGTTCAGACAATCATTATTAGCCCACTCAGTCATCATACTTTTTATATCGGGTAGCTGGCTACTCAAACCAACTACCCTAAACTGTAATTTCGTTCTCGGTTTCATGGCTAGAACAAACTCATTTGTTGGACATTATCATCCGCTTTCTTTCGGACGTTTTTCTTCCTGAGTGTCTGGTATTGTTCTTCCGCCAGCCGTGCGATTGCTTTGTCACGTGCCGCTTTCTTATCTTCTTCGGTGAGTTCCACAGGTTTGGCGGAGGATGATACGGACGTTTTCTCTCCGGCAGGCAGCCGGTTTATTTTGATATCGTCCTCATCATAGTAGTGCACTGCCATCCCGTAGACCTCCTCGTCTGAAATCGCTACGGCGTTACCACGCTTCCTGGCTTCACCCATGATATAACTACAGCATTCATCAATGCTTTTCTTCTCATTCGCATATTGGGGGGCGAACAGTGAATCTTCTTCCGCCCGTTTGTCCAGATAGGCTTTGATTGCCTGTTTGAAACTTTCATTACTTGCCATGGTTACTTAATTTTGAAGTGGTTGATAATATTTATTTGTGATTGATTCTGATGTTATACTCGCATAAGAATTTTCCTATATCGTCGCTTGCTATATTGGGAGGTGGTGCATTATCTCCGTATATAGCCCGTATTGTATCCTCATTTCCCCCGTATGCCTTCCAATAGGTGTAGGCAGTTAGGTTATTGGGAACGTTAGGAAAAAGTTCTGTGAAGGCGCTGAAATCGTTTTTAGCCTTTTTTTTGAGCTCCTGAATGTTTTTTACTCCCTCAATCATGGCGCACGCTGCATCTTCTATCCGGGTGAAACCTTTTTGGGATTGTTTCATGGCGGTTTCATTGGACAGTTTGACGTGCTCGTCTCTTCTATCCCTGCAAAAGTCCGATAGGGCTACCATAATGGACTGGTTGTTTATCCTGTTTCCCCAGACGAACTGTCCACGGCTTCCGTTTTTAAGCTGTGTGAAGAATATGCAAAGCTCGGCCAGATTGAGAAAATAATAGCTGGCCAATATGCTTAGCGCCGTTTCGGCAAGTTGTTGAGGTGCGATATCAATGCCTGCGTATCGGAGGATTGATTGCAGGTGCTCTGTGATAATCCTGACTGATGTGGCGTTGCCGAAGACAACATTGATGTCCGCAAGGGTGGGAATACCCTCAATCCTGATTGCTTGTGCTAATGTCAGGTTACAATTCAGCTGGGCTTGCGTGCCGGACCAGTTGTCAACCAATTGGGAGGCTGTTGATCCATTTCTCAAGGTCTGCTGGAGCGGTGTCAGTGTCTCCGGCTTTTTCCTGGATTGAGGTATCTGTCCTGGGGACATTATCACAGTGATCTGTTTTTGAAGTCTTGTTTCCATTTTGAAGTCTTTTTTCGATTATCCAAAGGTTAGCCCGGCTGTCCCATCGTTCAATTTTAGCCCCGTTGGTGTTTTTCCAGCTTAGCGCATCGAAGTGGTAGAAGAATATCTCCGCCTGCTGTTCCCAGTCCGGGAGCTTGTCACGGAAGTAATCTTTCACCTGTTCCAGGGTAGGGGCTATAAATTCGGTTTTTGGTTTTGAAGGCTTCTTTTTAGGTTTTTCCTGCTCGGGCTTAAATAACTCGCTAGAGTTATTATTATCTTTACTCTTAAGTCTTATATTAATGTTAGCCTTTTTACTTAAAGGTTTACTTAAGTCATTACTTAAGAGTTTACTTAAGGGTTTACTTAAATCATTTAAGTAATAAACGGGCGATTTCGCATTTTTCTTACCTGACTCAAACTGTAGTAAACCTTTTTGCTGTAATCTGTTCCTGACTTCAATTACGGTTGGTTCTGATATACCGGTTGCGAGGACGATTCGTCTGTTGGGACACTCAAACGGATTCTCCCAACCCCGACTATTGCACTCGTTCAAAAGGAAGAAGTACAAATAAACTTCGTTCGAGGAAAATGCTACACTCTGATGTGTCTTCCAAAATTGGTTTACGTAATCTATATAAGTCATTGTAGGTAAGAATTTACTTCGTTTATGAACTCCTGTAGTGAATGGCAGATAACATACTTGTTTTGGTATCTCTCTGCTTCTGTCTGCCACGTTCGTTGGTGCTCGCTCTGTGTACCCTTCGGTGTCTTCATCTCTATACAGAGGGAAGCCCATCCCTTTTTGGGTATGAGCAAAATCAAGTCTGCTACACCTCTCACTGCTCCTTCATACTTCATCCGTGCTCCTGTCTTGGCATCACGTTTGCCACCGTTGGGCACTGTAAAAAGCATACGAGCCAGTTTGGGATATTGTAACCGGAACCATACCAAACAATCATGTTGTATTTGGCTTTCTGATAATGGTGTTGTCTGTTTCCTCATATTCTTCCGTTGAATAGGTTCATTGCCATATCTACCACATTCTCCTTAACCACATCATCCGTCCCTGTCACTCCGTTGGCTATTCCTTTTTTGGTCTGAATGACATCATACATATATTTGTCGATAGTATCCTTTCCAAGATAGTAGTAACAGTTTACGTTGTTCTTCTGTCCGTTCCGATGCGCTCGGTCTTCTGCCTGCTCACAATCGGAGAAAGTCCATGGGAACTCGATAAACGCCACACGGCTGGAAGCTGTCAATGTAAGACCTGTACCTCCTGATTTGTAGTTAAGGATGATCAGCTTGCAAGAAGGGTCGTTTTGGAAGCGGTCTACCGCTGTCTGTTTTTGAGTAGCATTGTCTTCGCCTGTAACGGTGACAGCTTCAGGGAATATCTTCTTTAATTCCTGTACTACTTCTTTCAGGTAAGCAAAGACTATCAGTTTCTCACCTCCGTCAATCACGTCATGGATGAATTCGGAAAAGACTTTGATTTTTCCCCTGGCTGATATGGCTTTCAATATTCCCATTTTCACCATTACTTCGCCTCTTAATGCCTTGGCCACCTTTTCATCGTCCGCATTCTTGTAAGTTCGGAGATACTGTATCAGGTCGGCTTCCGCTTTGTCGTATTCTTTGCGATTGGATATGTCCACCTCTATATATTGGCGTGACTTGTCCGGCAACTGAGTGAGTACCTTGGCCTTTTCGCGCCGGAAGAAGCAGGTCGATGATAACCTCCAGTTCAGTTCTTTCACATTGCTTGACTGTTTAGGTCCATCGCAGAACCTCTCTACGAAATACTTGTATCCTCCGAAATCCTCTAATCGTCCCATTATCTTGAGTTGTTGTATAAGGTCTGTATTGTTGTTCACTACTGGGGTTCCCGTCAGTTCCAAGATATATTCTTTGCCTTTACATATTCCTTCTACGAACTTGGATTGCTGGGTCTTGGTGGATTTGCACTTGTGTGATTCGTCAATGACTACGGATTTGAATAACGATATTCGTGGATCAAACTCAATGGATTTCATGGTAAACCGTGCATCCTCCTTTACTTTAAGTACAAAAAACTTTTTCAGTGATTCATAATTTGTTATGAATATGTTGCAGCATTTAGTTTCAAAGAAACGGTGCCAACTGGCTTTATTGCGATCATCCAGAATCATGGCATTTTTTCCGGCAAATTTCTTAAATTCACGTTGCCAGTTTATTTTCAATGCGGCCGGACAAATGACAAGGCACGGATACGCTTTTGCTATCGTAACCGTGCCTATTGCCTGTAATGTCTTTCCCAGTCCCGGTTGGTCCCCGAATATGCACCGCTTGTGCTGTAGCGCATAAGCGATGCCTTCTTTCTGATATTCGTACGGTTCCAACAGCAATCCGTGTGGAACCGTAAGTTTTGGAAGGTCGGGAATAGTATAGTCATTATACTCTCTTGTTGTCACTTTGTGCTGTACCCGGCTGCATATCCTTGTCTGTACCGCCCAATCTGCCATCATCCTCACGTATTCCTTATCTTGTAGAGATACCTTCCAAGCTTTTTCGTCAGCGATATAGGCTGCCCGGATATTCTGTTTTACACTTGGAATCCGTTTGACTAGCTCCACTAATCTTGGATGGTATGGGAAGGCTAGTTTGAAGCAGTTGGGGGTAGTAGTTACGCAAAATGGGGACGGCGGTATCATGATGCAAGTTGTTTGACTTTACGTGGTTTACGTGATTTAATTTTCTTTCCGTTCATTATTATGTCAACCCCTGCATCATTCATAGCCTGCTGGAATTCTGCAACCTCTTGATTGAAGTCTGTACCGGCTTCTGGAATGGCGTCCGGTTGTACGTCTGCGTTCGCCGTGTCTTCCTCAAACGGAAGTTCCTGTTGTACAATTCGCCATTTTTTGTTGAACAGATACTCTTTGACTTCGAACTCACAGGATTGGATTTCCTGCTCCAGCTCGAAGGCATTGATATACGATTCATTCTCATTATTGAACATGGTGAACGGAGCGCATAGGTTTAGAACTTTTCCTGTTTTGAGAAAACGTTTGGCTACCAGAGTAACCCCTTCATTATCTCCATCTCCGCCAATGGAATACCCTGTAACGTCAAGCACCTGTCCTATGATATCAGGCACTTCATCTACTGATTCTATACCGTCCACTTCTTTCTGTTCTGTAAGCAAAGCGGCGTGGGGATTCAGTTTGCTGAATGCATTGATAAGGTCTGATGTTACCAGGTTCTTGCCTTCTA